TGAACTTCATTGTCATAGCCTTGCGCCTGGGCCTCAATGTCTGCCAACTCTGTGCCGATGCCCAGGACCAGGAAAAACATCTGGTCCGCATTGTATGAACAATGGCTTTCGATCCATTCCCTTAATGCGGCCGGGTCCCCGGCTGATACTCCGTCTTTGTACGCGGCAGCAGCGGCCGCCCGGTAAAGTAAATCCAGTTTTGTCATGTTACCTCCCACACATTTCACATGTTTGTTGATAATCTGCAATTTCCCAAACGTCTGATTGCAGGTACTTGTCCGCGCATTCGTCACACAGGCAAACGATTTCCCCGGCGGGAAAATGGATGCTGAGAGACTGACCAGCGGGGCCGTCTCCCGTGTGCCAGTTATAAAGTTTGTGAGCTACCATGTGCTGTCCTCCTGTTTGGGTTTGTGGGCCATGCCCGTTATTTGATAATAAAGTATATCATGATTATCAATATGGCAAGAAAAAAATGCAGGTTTTTTAAAAAAAGTTTCGTTTGGGTGGATTTGGGTACCATTTGGGTACCGTTTTGGTCGCTCATGGGCTGACTTTGACCCCCCTGGGGCAGTTGATTGGACCCGGAAAACAATCCAGGATGCGAGAAAACGGGTTAACACATCGTTAATACTTAGGCCCTGAGCACCGGAGACCATATATAATGATTTCAAGAGGTTAGAAAAATGGCAGGCAACGGGCAAAAACTCACACCAAAACAAAAAGCATTCGTAGATGAATATTTGATCGATCTTAATGCGTCAGCTGCTGCCCGCCGTGCTGGTTACAAAACCCGCTCTGACTCAATCGCCGCGCAAAATATGTTAAAACCTGTGATACAGGCGGCTATCCAGCGTCGCATGGCTGACAGGGAAAAAAGAACCGAGATTACCCAGGATCGAGTTTTACAGGAATACGCCTGCCTGGCTTTCAATGATCCACGACAATATTTCAATGAATCCGGGGACCTGGTTCCCATTTCTGAGCTATCCCAGGAAGCAGCTGCCGCCATCTCTGGCTTTGATGCCCGCGTGGTGAAGGGCGAAGACGGCACAGAATGCACAATCATGAAAATCAAGCTGTCTGACAAGCGGGCAAGCCTCAACGACGTGGCCCGCCACCTGGGCATGTTCCTGGAAGACAACAAACAGAAAGGCCCGAGCGAGATCCTTGTGACCCTGGAGCCGGACAATGACTGACAATCAAGTTCATATCCGGATCAATCCCAAGATTTACAATCCAAGGTATCTCCCTTACCTGGATTTGCAGACCCGGACCCAGATCTTTTATGGTGGATCATCGTCCGGTAAATCATTCTTTCTTGCCCAACGTGCCGTCAAGGATCTACTCCAGGGCGGCCGGAATTATTTGATCACCAGGCAGGTATCCAATACCGTCAGATCATCCGTATTCAACGAGATCTGCAAAGCCATTACCGCCCACAAGGCCAACCACCTATTCGAGATCCGGACCGGGGACATGGAAATCACATGTGTCAACGGGTACCAGATGCTGTTCAAGGGCCTGGACGATGAGGAAAAGATCAAATCGGTTACACCAAAGAAAGGTGTCATCACAGATATCTGGCAGGAAGAAGCCACAGAAAATACATACGAGGCTACCAAGCAGCTGGGAAAACGTCTCCGGGGCCGGTCCCGGGTACCCAAGCGGCAGATCCTGTCATTCAATCCGATATACAAAACCCACTGGATCTATACCCATTTCTTTGAGCCCCTGGGCTGGAAAGAGAAACAGACCGAGCACCAGGACGATCAGCTGTCCATCCTCAAGACCACCTACGTGGACAACAAGTGGTTGATGCCGGACGATATTCTGGCCCTGGAAACCGAAGGGGATGAGTATTACCGGCAGGTGTACACATACGGTAACTGGGGAATCCTGGGTGATGCGATTCTCACGAACTGGCGGACCGCTGATCTGTCTGACCACTCCCAGTTCACCAACCTCAGAAACGGGCTGGATTTTGGATACTCCGGAGATCCCAACGCCTTCACCCGGAATCATTATGACCGGCCGGGCAAAAGGATTTTCACGTTCAAAGGCTGGCACCAGAACAAGCTGACCAATCCACAGATAGCCGGCCGACTCAAGCCAGACATTGGGGCCGAAGCCATCTTTTGTGATTCATCCGAGCCCAAATCCATCCAGGAGCTGAGAGACAACGACATCGATGCCCGGGGTGTGAAGAAAGGGCCGGATTCCCTGCTTTATTCCATCAAGTGGTTGCAGAAACACGAGATCATTGTGGATGAGAACCTGCAAGGGCTTATCAATGAGCTGAACACCTGGCAGTGGAAGAAGGACAAAGACGGCAATTCCCTGCCAATCCCTGAAGACAAGAACAATCATTACATCGATTCCATGCGCTACGCCCTGGAGATCGAATACACCGGTTTCTTTGGGGGTGTGCTGTGATTGAGATTGTCCGGGATTCATACAATGCAGAGACACGGCAGGCCCGCCACGACTGGGCCGAAGTCACGGGCCAGATGCGTGAACTCAAGCCGGCTATCATTCACGACATGAGGACCGGGGCCAAGTATTCATCCATCGCCGGCGCCATTGGCTGGCCCACTGCCATGGAGCCCGGTTGCATGATCATCGCCGGGGTGGGGCAGGGAGCTATCAAGGTCCTGGAATTCCGGGAGCACCAGTCTGTCTATGATCTCATTGAAGACGTGGTGATGACTCGCAAGGAATACAAACACGGCAGCTTTGGCGGCATCCTACCGGACTGGGTAGCAGATCCGGACCGGTACCTGGCCCTGGTGGCTGAAACGTCGGTTGCGCTGGAAACCAAGCTGGGATCAGACCGGGGCCTGTATATCAGGGAGCCCGCTGACTGGTACGAACAGCATGTTTTCCCTTTGTATATGTGGCAGCTGAGGACCGCCCTGGCCAAAAAGCAGCTGCATATCCAAGACCACCAGGGCCTGGTGGGCCGGTTGCAATCCATCCCCCCGGACATCATCGACAAGGGCAAGGTGTTTGATTACCCGGCCGTCGGTGCTCTGGCAGGTCTCACACATACCATAATTACAGAAAGAACGTGGGAGCAGGACATCGACCACGGCAAACCAATAATGACGGAGATATAGACATGGATCAAGCAGTTACGATTGGCGCAGTAGCCAACTATCCCATCAGGGACGAAGACGACATGGCATCTAACGATGACCGTGGATTACCCACTCAGCAGAGTGTCAAGGCATATGCCGATTCAGTCCGGGCCAACGCCCAGGAGCTGACAGAATCCGGGGCCGTCACTCCAGGAGTTAATGCAGTTGAGCTGAACCACATCGACACGGCCGTCGAGGCCACCATCGCGGACCTGTCCGCCCATCCCGGCATGCTGGTGATCAAAAACACAAGCGCATCCGGATTAGCTGCACACACAGTCACGGCAACCGCTGGCACGTTCGACGGGACCAATGATGTGGTGACCTTGAACGCCGGCGGGGAATGTATCGTTCTCTGGATCGACTCAGCAGGCAACGGCACAATCATCGAAAACGTGGGTGAAGTCGCACTGTCTGAGGCCGCATGATGCTTGAGATGATACTTGCATTCATTCTTGCGTGGATCTGTACCCTTTCCGGCGTCGCCCTGGGCGGTTTCCTTGTTTTCCGCACAAAGCGGGAGGGGTACGATCCTCTTTTCCAGGCCAATCCCCCAACAGGCGAATCCTTCCATCTGGATGACCTGGGGCTGGATGCAGAAGCGCCCGCCACTAAAACAGAGCTGCCAAAGGCGATGCAGGATGCCCAGGCCAGATTCTCACAGCAATTTTCCGGGGCGGACATGTTCGCTGAGAGCCTGGCAGAAAAGGCGCGTGAGAAATGACACAGGACATTTACCTATCAGCCAAAGGCAAGAAGTACCAGACCCGGAACCTGGCCGAGCGCAATATCCCGGCTGGATACGAGATTGTAGAAGACTCTGACGGTTTCTATGGGCTGAAGCGTGAGGCACAGGAGATTGTCTGCCCACTGTGCGGGGCCTGTCATTACGAAACAACCGATCAGTTTGACCCGGACCGACACGCACACCCCGGGATGCTCAGACTCAAAGAGCCCTATGCCGGGTATGGATGGGAGCCACCTCCGCCTGATCCGTCTGCCGGGTCCGGGTCCATCGAATGCAGGGATTGCGGGGGATTAATGGCACCCGAAGGAAAGTTTAAGCTGAGATGACCAAGCCAATCGAAGAATACAGCGCCGAACGGCCGCCAGAACAAGGACACAAAGAAATAGGTCTATGGGTCTGGGGCCTGTTTGAAGACTCGTATGCAGAGAAAGAGCGCCTTGGCCTGATGGACAGGTGGGCCAGCAATTACCGCCTATTCCGTGGGGATCACTGGGGGAACAAGGGCCGGAACCGTCCGGACAAACTCAGTATCAACCTTTTCTTTGCCAACGTGCAGCGGACCGTGGCCAACGTGACAGCCAAAAACCCCGTGGTGGAAGTGGTGGACCTGGACGGTCACACCGATGCAGCAGGGGAAGTGCTGACGATGAAGGTCCGGAAGCACTGGCACGAATCAGAACAGCAATCCACGTTATCCACTACCTGCCAGGTCATGGAAGTGTACGGGATCACGGTTGAAAAACATGGCTGGATCAGTTCCAGCAAAGAGCCGCTTACCTTTGTCGTGGACCCCTATGCGTGGTTCCCGGCACCGGGATATTGGCAGGACATCCAGGACATGCCGTATGTCATTCATGCGTACCCCATGGATATCCACAAGATCGAGAAAATATTCGACCTGGAAGAAGGCACGGTAGAGGCGGAAGATGTCCGCACAATCCTGGGCCGTGAAGACCGGGAGCAGGTCAGACCCAACGAAACAATGATGAGCCGTGAAAGCGGTATCGTCCACCAGCAATACAAGAATACATCCGAAGTCACCGCCCGGTACAGCAATAATTCCGGTGAGGGCCTGGTGGTTGAATGCTGGTTTAGGGATGACACAGCGGCCGATGGTGTCCGGGTCGTTATCATCACCAACCGTGGCAAGCAGGTGCTGGCAGACATGGACAATCCCAACATCAACTTGAACATCAATCGGGAGGCCATCAAAGAAACATATGCCTGGGGCCGGTATCCATTCTCATACGCAAACAGCTATGAGGATTCCACATCGATCTGGGGATTCTCCGCCGGTGAGCAGGTAGGGGATCTCAACAAGCGCATCGATGAGCTGGTCAGCCGGATGGTAGCCTGGGCCAATCGGGCCATGTTCCCACCATTAAGAGTGGATGCCGGTTGTGGAATCACCAAGTCAATGCTCAGCAACAAGCCCGGTCTGGTACTGATGCCCACCAGGCCCAACGCCAAAATTGAGTTTATTCCGGTACCCAATTTGCCACAATCATTTTTCCAGGTCCTGGAGATCCTTACCACCTTCCATGACCGGATATACCAGATCGAGGATGCAGACAGGGGCGTGCTGCCCACGGGTGTGACAGCTGCCAGTGCCATTGTCGCATTGCAGGAGCGAAACGCTGTTCTGATCCAACATAAGATCCGGGCCACGGAGCACATGGCAAGGGAGCGGGGCCGCTGGGCCATATCCGGGTGGCTGAATTTCTCCACCAAGGTGGAAACCCTGGAAGTCAGGGGGGAAACCGTTGAATTACAGGGCATATCACTGGCCGGCCGTCGGTTCAACTACATGGTTGAGAGCGGCAGCACGGTAGCCAGAACATCGATCCAGCAGCAGGAACAGGCCATGGACCTTTACAAGGAACAGGCCATCGACCGGCAGGCATTGCTTGAAACCCTGAACTTTCCCGGCTGGAAACAGATTATCGAGCGCGTGGGAGAGGGCCAGCTTGACCAGGCTTTACAGATCCTGGTGCAGGCCGGGCTGGATGAAGAACAGGCGGCACAGCTGAGGCAGTTTCTTATGGAACCCCAGGGCGGACCGGGCAAACCGGCACCCGAGGGCAGCAGTCAACCGAAACCCGGAACACCCAGAGCACAACAGGGAGGGATGTAATGCCCCTTTATCATTATGAGTGCCCCAACTGCACAACCGAATACGACCAGTTTCTGAAACTGGCTGAATATAAAACCCCTGTCCCATGCCCCACATGCGGGCGCACAGGGAGAAAGGTCATCACCGCGCAAATCCAGCGGGATGAACCCACATGGCTGGACAATGAGGTTCGTGAATGTCTTCAGGACACAGAAGCAGAACCGCCCATTGAAAACCGGTCACAGTACAAGCGCTATCTCAAGGATAACGGGATTATCGAACGATAGCCCGCCCGGCGGAAGCATTCAATTTATAATCGGGACAACTGGGAGACCAGCCCCAAAGGAGCGGGAAAAATGAAAGACGATGATGTAATGCCAGCAGGCGCAGAGCCCCCCGAAACCAAAGAGGAACCTGTCCAGGAAGACAAAC